AATTTCGATGATTCTGCTTGGGAAATTCAAAAAACTGTATTACTTCCAGATATTCACCATCCACATGTTGATGAAAGATCAATGGATGCTGTAAACCGATTCATATTTGATTATGATCCAGATGAATTAGTTTATATGGGAGATCAAATTTCATTAGATTGTATTTCATTTTGGAACCGAAACAAACCTTTGTTGAAAGAAGGTCAAAGGTTAATGACAGATTATGATACGTTTAATAAAGACATATTACAGACACATGAAAATCTTACAAAAAAAGATATCCGAAGAACATTTATGATTGGAAATCATGAAGATAGATTGAGAGCTTATGTAGAGAAAAATCCAGAATTAGAAGACTTTATAGATATTGTTAGACATTTACAATTGAGAGAAAGAGGATATAATATAATTCCATTTAATGAATATCATCAAGTTGGTAAGTTATATGTTATTCATGGATTTTATTGGAATATGTATCACGCCAAAAAGACTGTTGATAACTTTGAAGGTAATGTGGTCTATGCTCATGTTCATAATCCTCAAATGTACACTAAAATTTCGCCAGTTGACCGAAAAGGTTATCATATGGCAACATCCCTTCCGTGCCTCTGTAATATCAAACCTGATTATCATAAAAATGCTCCTAACCATTGGGTGAATGGTTTTGGAATTGTTGAGCATTTGCCTGCAACAGGATACTTTAACTTATATGTAATAACTATTATTGAAGGATCGTTTATGTATAATGGAACGTACTACGGAAAAGAGATATAGAAAGCAAAAAAATGGGGAGTAATAAACCTCCCCAGGTTAAGAGTTACTCGCTTTTATAGCGAGCAATCTGTCCGAGTAAAATCTCGAACAACCACGCATCTTCTTTTTGCGTGGTGAAAGGGCCTCTTATGGAAATCCACCATATGCGACATTTTGTCGCTAGGTTGACATCCAGGCGTCTCAGAGCAGTTGTAAGCTTTAACATACAATCACCCCCTTTCTTTTATTTTTAACCTGAGAAATGTTTCAAAGCGGGGAGGTCATCACTACCGGGATAGAGCACAGTGATGACCTCACTGAAATCTCCCACCAGCATGTGTCCCCGCTATGAAATTGGCGCCGTGGACAGGATTCGAACCTGTGACCTCGCCGGCTGACCGACGCGCTCGACCGCTGAGCTACCACGGCTGGGGCAGATCAAAACCCACTGTTGACTGGATCGACTTGATCCTAATCGATCCCAGTGAGCGCCCCATAACTAATTATGAGCGATTGCCTTTCACCGTATGCCTCGGCAATTCTAATTCGGGGAGGCATTGTCCCAAACCGGACTCATAAGATTCATTCCTTCTTAATCATCATGTTCACCATTGGCTTCATCTTCGATCCACTGAAGATCCTCATCATCTAGATCTTCATCACGATTAATTTTTTCATCAATTTCTTCTCCGGGTCCCATAATGCAATTACCTCCATAATTAAAGTTAATAACAGTTTGTTTCTATCAGTTATTTATATATATAGTTAGAACATATAAATATAGGCGCTAGTCTACATGATAAAATCTAACAGACTTTAAGCAAATTTGAGGTCTCAGTCTGTGACCTGTAAAAAGGAGAAGTATCATGACTTACAAAGATCAATTCGTTGTTGAAGTAAAAGCAGATGGCCAAATTCTACGTGTTAAAGATGGAGCTGTCTACCTGCCTTTCGGATGTGAATATTCCATCCTTCTAAAAAATCTAAACTCCAGAAAAGCTTCAGTTAAAGTATCAATTGATAGTGAGGATGTTTTAGATGGTAATTCATTAATTATCAATCCATTAGTAACCCATGAACTACAAGGTTTCCTCCGAGGAACAACTGCAAGGAATCGTTTTCGTTTTATTCAAAAGACAAAAGAGATTCAAGAGCATAGAGGAGATAAAATGGGTGATGGTTTGGTAAGAGTTGAATTTGCATTTGAACTACCAATGCCACAAACTGTTGTTAAGAAAATTATAACAGAAGTGGAAGAACATCATCATCATCACCATCACGATCATCACCATGGTTATTGGTGGCCAAAAAAATATATATGGTATGATACTCATGATTGGAATTACATGTCTAAAGGTAGTTCTGGAGATGGATTAACTTACGGAAATTCTTCTGAAAGTGCTCCTCCTACTGAAAATGCATTTATGAGCCAATTAAGGTCTCAGAACAGAGGAGTAAATGTAGAATCTCTTGGAGTTTCAGCATCATTTACTTGTGACAATTTTCCTAATGCAGATGAAGGTATTACTGTAAAGGGTAATGAGATTCGTGATGATTATATGTATGGAAGTATTGGAGCTCTTGAACAAGCATCAGTCATTGTAATTGAGCTAAGAGGTATGCAACGTAGTTCAGGTGTTGTTGTTGAAGAACCCGTAACTGTTAAGACAAAATATGAGTGTTCTTCTTGTGGCACAAAATCTAAATCTTCGTTTAAATTTTGTCCAAATTGTGGAACTTTATTAGAGTAAATTTAGAACAAAAACATGTAGAGGCGCCCAACTCAGCAAATAACCGCAATGAGGTTGACAAATATAGCTCTACCTTGTTGCGGTTGTTTCTCGTCGAAATACCAATCAACTACAGTTTTTAGAACAAATTATAAATAAAAACTACCTATTATTTTAGAGGGAAAAAATAGAATGGAAAAAAAAGAAATCAAAACTATAGAGGTAGTAGCAAAGGATTTTTATGGAGAGAACTGTCTTGTAGATTCAACGTCAACAAGACAATCTCAAAAAAGAAAGCCCGAAGGTTTAGTGGAAGTTTATGATCTTAAAGATGACGGGACAAAACAGTTAGTTAGAGAAAACAATTTAGTTTTATACCAGGGAAGAGAAACTCTTGCACAAATGTTAGTTAGGGTAAACACAGTTGATGAAGATGGAAATCCACCTTTGACTCCAATTGCTGGAAATAAGGATATGTGGTTGAATTGGTTTGGCCTTGGACAGGGAGCTTCTGATACAGAATGTTCTCCTGGAAGTGGAGATGTATTTGCACCCGAGGCACCATCAAATGAAGATACAGAATTGAAGTGTCCTATTGCAATAAATACGGATGCATCTTCTGCTGATTATCATATAATTGAAGATCCGGGATATCCTGGAATTGCTGGTTGTAGTTTTCCACCACCTGCAGTTCCTGCTGGAACTTACCCACAAACAGGTAATTACAAACATCCATTTGATGCTATATCATTTGAACAAGATACTTTAAATGATAACAATTGGATAATTATAAAATTGAGTATAGTTATTGGTATAAATGATGCAAATGGAAGACCTGGCCAAATTACTGGTCAACCAATAAATGAAGCTGGTTTATATACAGCTGCTTCAAATGTTGGTGGTTATTCAGGTACATTTGCACTGTTTGCTAGAGTAACTTTTCCGACACTTCTTAAAGATAGTACTAGACGATTACAGTTTGTTTGGTACTTATTCGTTTAAAGAGTTTAATTATAATTTAAACCTGGAGAAAGGAGATTTTTGTTAGAGTGGATGCGATTAGAGAAAAAAAATAACGGAGGAAAAAAGATATGGCTAACGTATCTCCAGGTGTATTTAGTAAAATTATCGACCTATCTACATTTGTACAAGCAGTCCCATCTACGATTGGATTCTTAAGTGGCTTTACAGCCAAAGGTCGAGATAATGAATTAATTTTTCTTGGTTCAAGATCTGAATTTATTTCTGAATTTGGTGAACCAAACATTACAGAATTTGGAAAGAATTACGGGCAAGGTCCATATATTGCATACAATTATCTTGGTGAGTCTGGCGCGTTATTCTGGATAAGAGCTTTACCAGATGATGCTGCTTATTCACATTTAAGAATCGATTCTAAAATGCTAGTAAGTGATACTTCTGCCAGCATATTTCTATCATATGATGATTCTCCACTTGAAGATAAAGATGAAGTGAGAGCAAGTCTATTGTCTGCTGCTGGAGTAGAACCGGTTGGTATTTTGTATCCAATTGGAAGAGGATCATTTTATAATAGCATTGGAGTTAGATTGACTGAACATTCAAATCCAACTCTAACTGGAGTCTATGTTCTAGATATATATGAAAAGCAATCAGATGGTGAAGATGTAATTGTTGAATCATTTGAAGTTTCATTTGAACCAAATGCTAGAGATAATTCTGGCGATTCAATTTGGATTACAGATGTTTTAGCAACTTACTCAGCATTCTTAAGATGTGAAATGGTTCAAAAAGAAATTGATGGCGAACCAGTATATTCAGATGGTTATGAATTAGTTGTAAGATCATATGATAATGAGATTGGAACTACTTCTGTTGTATTGACTTCAGGATCTTCAACAATTACTGACATTAAACAAGATTTTACCGATTGGGAAACTGATCCTGAAACAGGAAATGCTGAATATGTTGTAATTGCCAAAGATGCTAGAGGTAATGAAATATATGGTTGGTTAGGAGCTGCTGGTGGTGTTGATAACGAAGCTATTAATGTATTTGCAGAAAGACTTTTAACTGGCGCAAGTCAAGGATGGAATGGTACTGGAATATCTGATTTTGACGTTGATTCAGTTATCACATATAACATTATGAGATCATATTCAAGTCTAGCAGAACCATTTGCTTCATCTGAACCTAAACCTCTAAGAAAAGGATCTGATGGTTCTTTATTTGATGCATCAAACAACCTTGATACAACTGTTGCTGAGACATTACTTCAACAAGCATACTCTGGATTGCTATCAAGCACAGATTATGGTGGTGGTTATGTCGATGAAATTCTTGACCCAGAATCAGTTTATTTCAGTTTAGTTTATGATGCTGGTTATCCAAGCGATGTTAAAACTGCAATTGTAACTCTATGTAGAACTCGTAGAGACTGTGTAGCTATTTTAGATAATGGAGACAATGCAACAGTAGACGCATCATTGGATACTCGTCAAGCAAGTCACTTGTACAACACATACTTTGCTGCTCTATATGAATCATACAATAAAGTTTCAGATCCATTTACCGGAGCTGATGTATGGTTCTCACCAGTATACCATATGTCATATATCATTCCAAGAAATGATAATGTAGCTGAACTATGGTTTGCACCTGCTGGATTTAATAGAGCTGCAATTGATAACATCAAGGAATTGAGGTTCAACCCAAGACTTGGTCAAAGAGATCAAATGTATCTAAAACAATTGAACCCAATTGTAAGATTTGCTCAAGGTTATACAGTTTGGGGTCAACTAACATCTCAAGCTAAAGCAAGCGCACTACAAGATATTAACATTGTAAGACTTGTGCTTTATATTAAGAGAGCTGTTGAACAGTTCTGTCGCTTCTTTATCTTTGAACAAAATGATCCAATCACATGGGGTCAAGTATCAGCAAATATTGTTGAGTTTCTTGATATTATTCAGAAGAAACGTGGTTTGACTGCTTATGAAGTTGAAGTTGGAGCTACTGATTATGAACAAAAAACTAAAAAGTTCCATGTTAATATTACTCTAACACCAACAAGAGCAGTAGAACAAATCGAAGTTAATTTCTTTATTCAATAAAAAGTAGAGAATGGGCTGTTCAGGATTCTGTCCCGAACAGCCCATTTTTTCGTCGTTAACCTGCCTTATATATTCTAGCAGTATCGTCCATCTCTCCTGCATATTCCTCTGCCTTTACTAATTGTTCTATAACTGGAGATAAGATATTTGTTTCTACCAATTTATATAAATTAATAAAGATGATAGTCATATTCATAACAGGCTTTCCATCCGCATTTTTAAATGTATGATTTTTTAAGATGGATTCATATGATTTTATTTCTGTCGGAAGAAAATTTGAAAATGCTTTCATCGTGAGACCTATCTGTTTTAATATTTCAATAAAGAATAATGCTGAAGCACAATATGTTCCGGTTGGTGATGATAGTGTCAATACCGGACCTTCTTTAACTGCTTCTGCTATTAAGGTAACACTTTCAAGAGTAATATCCTGACTCATAAATTGTCCAGTGATCTCTCTTATAGATAAATATGAATCTACATCAAAGTAACTAGGTATGGCCACAAACTCAATATGTACTGGGTGAATGTTGTGACTCATCCTTCTATGATCTCCTTGAAACTCTTCCATAACCCTTTTCTCCTTAGTGTTTACTAATGGTAATATGAGGTAGTCTCTCAAAAGTGAATCCATGTTCCATTTCACTAAAAAATGTACCATCCTCATCTCCATAATGGAATATATACAGATACTTTCCATCATGTTGTTTAAGAAATTCAAATGCTTTTTCTATGCACCATTTATCCTTCATGTTACTATATTCTTGATAAAATGCATCAGACCATGCGTAATTATCATATAGTTGTTTATGTGTTATTCCTTCTCTTTCACAGAATCTATCTTGGATTTTTGAATAATCCATATCATCCATATCCATATAACCATATGTTAATTCCTTTGATATTTTTTGTATAAGATTTCTGCTTTCGGAATTTACTATCATTGGTTTTTGCGTCAAGGCATCTTTTAATACTTGCCTTGCTTTGGCTTCTCTACTAATCAAATATTGTACATCTTCAAAGTCAACAACTTTCTTTTCAAATATAACAATAAATGATGAAGAGCTAGAATTTGTTACGAAGTCACTTTTTAATTTCATTTTAAAGTCCTACCGGACAACACTCCGGATTTTTCTTTAGTTTGGAACGAAACTGTTTAAACTTCATTGATCGATTCCATATATAATCAATATCTTGTTTATCAGTTATTTGAACTCCCCATTCTGGGTGATGTACAAAACTACAAGGAATCATTTCCATTGATGGGCTAATATAAACTGACATTCTTGATGATTCACATGTATCAATTGCCATTTTTTGCATAGCAGAAGGAGTACTATATTTTAATACATGATTGATCAAACAACTATCCATTCCGATTTTAAATTTACAATCTGGAGCAAATACTTTACTTGCAAATGTTTGAATGTTCAATTGTGATGGAGCTATTTCTGATACATTGATGCCTTCTCCCTGAGGTTTGAATAGAAGAAAGATTACTGCATTTAATCCATCGATATCGAATTGTGAAGATTTTCGTTTATTCCCAAGTAGGATCATCCATGGATTGTAACCGTATAATATCTTCATTGATCTATCGAAGTTAGTCTTTGAAAATATTAAATGAATGTTGGTTTTAATGCCTGCTTTCATTAATCTTTTGATAGCATCATATGTAAATGGCGCACGGTAATCACTAACCGCGACAGCTCCACATATCTTTGATATTTCAATTTGTTCATCAGTTAGCTCACAACCACTGGTTGTATAATTTGGGACAACCGTATTTTCTAAAGCATATTCTACAATCTCTTTAAATTGTGGATGTAGATTTGGGTCGCCTCTTCCTCCTAATGCAACTTGATTTGTATGATGTTTTACTTGATCGATAATGATCTTAAAATTTTCAAGAGTCATGTGTGGTTCTTTTTTTCTTCCTTGGTAACAAAATTGATCGGTTCATTTGGCTTTTGAAATGTTCCGTTGATTATAATGTCCGATTCACTGATCAAATCATTCAAGGGTCGTTTCGTGCCATCATGCTCTACCACTA